TATGCGAAAGTTTTTAATACTTTCAGCACCACCAGAAGATTCTTTCCACCGCTGGTCAATTGACGGAGCGTCTTTGTATTTAAGTATAGAACCTTTGATCGCCATCTCACCCTCCTGTCTTTAGTGATGCGTAATCATAATAGAATGAACGTCTGTCACCTAAAACAAATTGTCCACGTTGTATTGCTGAATCAATGTGATCACAGTATCTTTTTTCTAGACGCTTAATTTCTCTTTCAATTCTACGACGATAGTTTTCAGCATTGGACATGGATCCAGACTTATCGTAAAGTGTTGCCAAAACATCATAAGCAATAAGCTGATGGAATTCGTAAGGCATTTCAGGTGAATCAGTATGGAAGCCTAGATGTGAAGGCTTGTAGTAATAACGAGCAACACCTTCTCTCAAGAAGTCCTGATTAACTTTGGAATAGGCTTCACTAGGATTCTGTCTGGTTACTTCCTCATCCCAGCTATCAACACGAGGATAAGGTCTAATGCGATTGTATTGTCCGTCTTGCTCGATATAAGTTTCGTTACCAGGATCGATCTGGTTAAAGTTTAGAATACTTACTGAAGCAGCGGTGTCGGCAGCAATAACTGCATTTAAGTAGACTGAAGTATTTCTGGTACTGGAACCACCTGGGTTGGAGAATACACGCCAAACTGGAAGACCAAGTCTTTCACCAGTTGTTCTGTTGTAATTGCTGTTCCAGAAAACTACTTTTCGTAGACCTTCGAACTGAGAAGGTTTTACATCTTTTGACTGGAAAGAATCGGCCTGTACATCTTGGTCGTCCCATGATCTGAATGTAATGTCTAAAGTACTGTGTGTTCCCTGTCCTGGTGTAAAATAAACAGTTTCAGGATCTGATAGAGCACCAACTTTACCGTCTCTGAGGAAAGCCCAACAAACTTCTAGATAAGTGTTATTAGGAAATCCGTCTTCATTTTCAGAAATAACAGGGCTTGCTTTAGTCTTATAAGCCTCAGGTACAAAGAATGAAGGTGACCAGACAAAAGCTTCCGCATAAGAAGCCTTGTAGTCCATTCTGAGGTTTAGCTCTTCCTCTCTACGAGGCATAAGTCCTGTGAGCTTTCCATAGGGAGGGAATCGACCAGTGCCAGCATTGCTGTTGGGAACATCTCTATGCGCTAAAGAAAGCAATTCTATACTGTCATGTGGCAGATCATACCACCGACGCTTGATAATCCAAGTTGTGTCTGAAACAGAAGAGACACCGTGAAAAGGTTTGTCCAAAAGAATCTGACTATCACTAACAACTTTAGATATTAGATATTCGTAATTCTGTATTTCAATGGGCTGACCTTCAAAGTTATCTACAGTTAGTCTGTCCATGGGGGCTGTAAAGTCTACCAAGCGTGAACCTTTATTTATAACAGCACCGATTGAGGCACCAGGTGTAATAACATCACGTCCAGGTAGCATATCAGGAATAAACTTAAAAAGGTATTCCTTGGTAGCGAAGGACCATCTCTTTGCAGTCCAAATGTTATAGTAAGAATCGTTAATTAGTTCGTCCAGCTGATCGTTGTATTGCTGAAGTTCTGGAGAATAATCTGTGATATTCTTGATCTTTTCTCTTAAAGCTTTGAGATTAGCCATGGTTCCTCCGTCCTATCATTATATATTATTGTGATTGTGTTTTTACCAAACAAAAACCCTCCTCCCCTTTTTTTAGGAGAGGAGGGCATGACCGTTAGTCAGCGATTACTTATCAGAAAGCACCACGGACGAACACGGTGGTAGTAGCACCAGGACCAGCAGATGCTTCTAGGGCAATAGCAACCTGTGCTTCAGTAGCGAGGGCAACTGTTTGTAGAACACCAGCGGTATTTCCAAAAGTAAGAACATCGCCAAGTGCTGGACCAGCAGAAACATTTGCCTCACAAACACCACGGACACAGACCTCTACCTTCTCGCCAGCAGCGGCAGCGGCAAGAGCCACACCGACAGGGCAGATAAAAGGTGTTGGAGCGGCATTGGCATCAGCGGGAAGAACAAAGACTGCCTTGTCACCGTCTTCAGCTTGGGTGTTATCAAGAGAAACCACATCGCCGGCAGCAATAGCAGCACTAGCAAGGAAAGTTTCAGTCTGACGACGATCCATGGTGGAAGTTCCAACCGCATTGGAAGGAAGACCGGTAGGATCTAACTGACCAGATGACTGGCGAGCTGTTTCTAAGTATTGTACTAATGTTGAAGTAGCCATTTTGTTATCTCCTTATAGATTAGGCGTTAGCAAGGACACCTTGTCCACCGAGGTGATCGGCAACAAGCTGAACTTTGACGTAAAGCTGAGCAGCACGAGCAGTAGTACCACTGATGTGCTCAAAGGGTGAAACAGCAAAATCACCTTCACTGTGGAAGACGAGCTTGATGCCGTCGTAGTTAAGCATGTATCCGTCAATGTTCTGACCGACACCGAGAGAAGAAGCGAAGCCCATTTCAGGATCAGCTTCAGCAACTGCACCGTTGAATGCTAGTGCCATACGACCACCATCGAGCTTGTCGGTCTGAACGAAACGCTCCTGAGCGAACAGAAGGTTACGGTACTGAGCGAAAGCATCGTTGGACATGATGAGGTGAGAAACATCGCCGCTTGGAGCAACGTTGTTAGCAGCAATGTAAAGATCATAGAGATCGGTCATTGCAAGGGTACCACCAGCGTCCTTGAACTGGTTAAGCCAACCAGGGACCTGGAAGGTGCCTTTATCAATACCACCGACAACGCTGTTCTGACCAGAAGGCAGAGGAGCGGGAGCGATAGGCTCAAGGAAACCAGTAGCGGAACCGATACCACCAGCGGCATCATCACCGTTGAGGGTGTTTACTGCGGAAAGAACGGTAGAATCACCACGAAGGATCTGCTTGTTAAGTTCTCTGCGAAGCATGCCCATAACGGACTTCATACGGCTTTCGAGAATCTTGACGATAGCGTATTCACCACTGTTCTCCATCTCCTCTTTCTTGGTGATGACGATAGGTGCGGTGAAGTCAGCCCAGTCGTAGATTGCTGGACGAAGAACGTCGTTTACTGCGAGAGAAACGGGTTCGTAGCCAGTGGAAAGCTGGGTGATGGTGCTGTGTTCCTGGATTGAGAGAGGACGCTGGATCTTGATACCACCGCTCTCGGTTTCGACACCGCCCGCTCTGCGGACACCGTCGAGGAATGCGACTTTCTTGTAAAGGTTGTCTACCTCAGAATCTCTGATGCTGTATAGCGTGGAGCTGAGGAGATCATTTGAAATGGCCATGATTTTCTCCTTGTAATTAAAATATTAGCCTTTTGATAGAATAAATAAGTTCAGGTATTCACACGACGTGAAGCTGTTGTTAGATGTTCCACCATTTCTTGTTCAGGTGATCCTGGGATTCTGGTACAAAAGGCAGGGAAAACTTGCGCCTTATAATAGTAGTTATATAGATACTAAAGTTTTTACACGTAAAATGTTAAATTATTTTACCATTTTTTGCATGACCAGTATCTAGCTGTTAATTTGTTTTTACGGGTAGCAGGCTTATCACAACGATGACGTGCTCTGAAGGATTTACGTCTAGCAGGAACAGACTTCTTTATCTTCATTCCTTTTGCGCCGTAACGAATAATCTTTTCTTTTCCGCCTTGACATGCTTTGACCACAAACTTTTTAGTTTTAGATCCGGGCTCGCCCTTACGAATGGGACGAGGTTTGTTGCATTTCATCTTCTTTTTATCAGCCATGGTAAACCTCCTGGTTTTATGTTGTGTTAATCTGGGGGTCACAGTGAGCGCCCTGCAGCTGTTACCACAGGGCACTGTGAATTATCGTGACATCTGAGACTTATGCCACTTATACGCTTCTACGGCATTCTTGAACTTGGGTTGTCCTTGAGGACGTGTTCTAGTACCGCGTGCTGAGAGCAAGGCCATTTCCTTTTGACGTGCCTTACGCTCGGCTAGTTCTGCTCTTTCTTCTTGTAGACGGGTCGCACCTATTTTAGACTTGACAATATAGAAAGCATCTTCCAATTTAAGTTCTGGTCGATCTTTAAGTAGACCAACAATTGCAGTTCTATATTCAGGGTCTGATAGTTCCGGGTTAGCAGCTTTAAATTGATCTAGCTCAAGACGTCTCTGTTGAACTTGAAGTTCTTCCTGAGCAGGCTGTAACATATCACGGAGCATAAGCTTTGCCTGACGTTGGATCTCTGCTTTCATACCTTCTGGATCGAATAAGTCATATTCAGATTCTTCATCAATGTTTTGTGTCAGTTTAGCAGTTGCACCATTCAGAATATTTTCATTCTGAAGTCTTTGTGCTCTTTGTGCTTCTTCCACTTCTTTTCTCATCCGAGCCAGTTCTTGTGTTTTACGGGTATAATCAGCACGAATATTAGCCAAATGCTTTCTGACATCTTCAGGAACATTATGGATCCATTCGTTTAAGGGTTTCATGCCTTTATGCTGAGCATCATCAGTAAAGAGCTCGTCTTGCTCTGCACTGTATGCCATTAAGTCATCGAGGGTAAAGTTATCAATGACGTCGTCTATAGTGTCTTCAGTCTGAGGTGCTGCCTGTGCAGTCTCGTCTACCTCAACGGAAGTATTGGATAGTTCTCCAGTTTCCATTGTTTTCTCCTTGTGTGTAATGGATGGTGGTCCACTTAGTCCCGGACCACGTAGGACAGATTATTTTTTCTTTTTGTAAGAGGTCTTCTTTTTAGCCTGAGAAGCTTTGACAGCACGAAGACGACGGACAGCCGCCTTCTTTGTCTTAGACTTTCCCTTGACGTTTTTTATTTTGTATCCGCCTTTTGATTTGTAAATAGGCATCACATACGTCCCATCATGAATTCGTCTTCTTCTTCAGCTGACATAGGTGTAGCACCGGTTTCTTCACGCATCTCTTCGGCCATGGTTTCTTCTTCTTCCATTGGAGCTTCGAGGAAACGCTTAAATTCACGGTCCTTAGAGAGCATATCAAGTTTACCTGCAATGGTCATAAGAGCTGTGTCATCACGGACATCGTCCAAAGAAATACGCATTTCTTCATTTACAACGTCTTCAGCAATTGCCTCATCGACAGCAGCCTGAAACATAGCCAAGATTCTTACGAAGTCGGTCGGTAGTTTTTCAGTATCTTCCACCATTGGGTAATCGCCAGTTTGGTCAAAAAGAGGAAGCATACGATTAGTAGCCCTGACAAGAGGATCGAGACCTCTACTAGTAAAATCACCTTCTGGAGCCATTGCTTCAAACATTTCAGCATCAGCTTCTTCTGCCATTTCTAGTTCATCACCCATCGGCTCTCCTTCAGGACGGGAACCGACACCAATTACGAGCATTTCTTTTGCCATTTTATTCTCCTTTATTAAATGGTTATTTTTTGATCATATAGTTTGTCAAGTGTGCCATCCAAACAATCGCTTGCTGGGAAAGCTTCGGTCATGGCCTTGTTGGCATCGCCAGTTTCAGCCAAAGTCTTATTATAGATATCTGCACGTCTATCCTGCTCAGCAGCTCTTTCAATAATTTCTGCTTGCTTGTTCTCAATCCAGCCTTCGCCTAAATCAGATTCTGAAACAAAGCCCTGAGCATTTAAGATCTTTTCTTCTTCTCTCTTGTTGGCGACCTTACGTCCAAGAGCTTTAGAATAATAAGTGTGGTCCATGCCGTCAGTCCAACCACCATTCCAAGCAGTTGGTGTTTTAGCAGGCATAGACATCAGTTTGTTCATAGCATTTCCGCATGAAGGACAAATGACTTCACAGGTTTTTGTTCTGTCATATGACATCAAGATCTCTTCTCGATATCCGTCAAATGCGCATCGGTAGTCGTATAGTGGAATGGTAGCCTCCTTTAAATATATTTATTTATTCTGTGTTCATCCCAATGGCAGTCATGACATAGGGTAATCCCATTGTTGACAAATAAAGACCATTCAGGATGTTTGTGTTTTGAAAGTATATGATGAGCATGTAGTTTTTTATTTGAACCGCAGTAAACACAGCGTCTATTGTCTTTTTCTTTGACTTTTCTAGCCCAATTATTGTACTGGCCTCTTGTGCCTTGTGTCCATGAAGGACCTTCTGCATAGTTTATACCGCGAGATTCTAAACGTTTTCTAACATGCTCAGGTGATTGTTTTACACCTTTTTGGGAATTGACCCAAGTTCCTTCTCTGATAGATTTTCTAATACCTTGTCGTCTTGCTTCAATAGCTTCGGGGGTGGTCCCACACTTTCTGCAAGGCCTATTAGTTTTTATAGCTCTTCTCAGATTTTTTGCTGAATTATGCTTTATGTCTTTTCCACATTCAGGACATTGTCTAATAAACATCATGCACTTCCTGGTCTAAGTGCCTGAGCAAGAAGCTCGGCATCGGTTACTTGTTCTTCAACACCACCTTCGATATTTTCGACATCAGCAGCTGAGGGTCCTGGTGCAGTGGCCTGAGGTGGTGGAGCTTCTTCTAAAAAGTCTTTAGGTAGTTCGTAAGCTCTAATGATTTCTTCCAAGACCTTTCGAGGCTGAACACCTAGAGCTTGTAAAGTGGGAAGTAGTGATAACAAGTTTTGCTTTCTAATGGCATCTGATAGAGGTGTTGATCCCTGGTCCAGGGCATTAATTCTAAACTTGCCTTCCAAATCTGAAGGTGTCAAAACACGAGCTTCACCTTCGACATCAAGCACAGCAGTTTCACCATCTTCAGATAGTAGATCTAGAAGTCTGATGTAGATGTTGACCAATCTTTCCAATGCACCGTCTTTTTCTCTGGCCATCTTACCGATTTCAGATGCACTGTATTGTGCCAATGCTGTGATCTCAGTGGCTGTGGCTTTGGTTGCTTCACCACGAGAGAATGGTGCCAAGATACTGCCTCGATTAATATCCTGTTCGATGTAAGCCAAGTATCTGTCAAAGTTAGATGAAATAGGTTCGACACCAACCTGCTGAATGAGACCACCTAAATTGTCTTCATCAACACCGATCATTGCACCATCGATACCTGCTGTGATCTTGCTCAACTGTTCTTCGTCAAATGCACCTTCTTTGTAGAGGTATTGGCGAGAATCACGTCTAACAGCATTAGCCCAATAAGTTCTCAGAATATTCTTCTCGTAGATCTGGTCATAAACACGAGACATTGCTGATAGACCTTCCATCGGCTTATTAGGACAACGTGTATAGTAAAGTGTCGTAATGTTTGGCAGAGGATTGTCGTTATAAGTTCTGATTGGAATACGACCTGAGGAAAGAAGTCTATCACCGTTTGACCAGTTTGGTGACCAGTAGTAGACTTCGTCATGTAATGTGTCATAGATCTCTACAATTTCGACATAGAGATAATCATCAGGTAGATCAGCATAGTCTGAAGCAGTATAAGTGTTTCTGTCTGAATATTGATCGAAGTAATCTCTCTTTGGAACCGGTGTAAACTTCTTGTTGCCCCACTTTTGTTTGGCTTCGACCATGGTCATATAGTAGTTGTGTCCAATAAATCTGCTGTCTTGTTCAGAGCATGCATCACGGTCAACAATAACTTCCCAACAGGGTAGAGCCTCAATGGAAACCTTATCAAGCATTTCGTCAGAAGGCTCAGGACAAAGCTTAAGAGCACTGTATTCATAGATCAATGCCAAACGACTAGCAATCTCTAACTGTTCTCTCTGGTTGTATAAGAATCTGTTGCTTGCAGCCTGTGCCATTTTAGCATCACCACCAGTAGCAGCAATATCATGACCGATAACGACTGCAGGTGTTCTTGTAAATAGAGATGCGATAAAGCCTTCAATATAAGCAAATGCATCAGATGTTTCGATTCTGATCATAGTATTGTCATATTCTTCTGACTGCCAGAACTTAGTCTCGTAAGCATCTTTGTAACGCTTCAGTTCGCCTGCTTTCTGTTGCCAGTAATCTTTGTGTTCAGAATAGACGATCTGTACAAAATCGACTTTATCTTTTTCGGTTCTTGCCATGGATTTCTCCTT